GAGGAATCAGGAGCTGCATTTCAGACAATCCTGAACCGTGAAAAATCTTATGTGAAATTGGCTAAATATATAGCTGGGGTTAATACCGAAGTAACTCATGCCGATCTCAATGAGGCTTTGCCATTCTATAAGACAGCCAAGGCTCAACGTGAAGAGCAAATGATCCTGGCAACAGCCTGGGGTTATAAGAAACATATTATTATCAAAAAATCATTTGTTGATGGGATCGAGTTTTTCAAAGGAGAGAAACTCCAGGAAACTAACTTCCAGAAAATGGTAATCTCATATTCAACTCATTGGGCTTATAATTATCTCAAGGAAGAGGTCCCATTCGAGAAGCTTTATCTTCTGGCTCAGGCATCTGATATGAATTGGGCCAATCATCATTTTAAACAGGACCATCGAGCCGATGAAAATGTAATCCCCGGCTTCAATATGATCGTCATCGATGTGGATTCTGGTATTAGTCTGGTGGCAGCTCATGAACTAATGAAGGATTATAAATTCCTGACCTATACAACCAAGCGATCCACACCTGATCACAACAGGTTCAGAATGATTCTGCCAACCAATTATCATCTCGAACTCGATCATGACGAATATAAAGGCTTCATGAATAGCGTCATGGCATGGCTGCCATTCCAGAGCGATGAGTCAGCTAACCAGAGATCCAAGAAATGGCAGAGTCATGAAGGATGTCAGGTAACTTATAATCTCGAAGCCAAAGCTCTCGACGTATTAGATTTCATCCCGAAAACTTCCAGAAATGAACAGCACCAGGAAAGGAACCAGGCACTGGGAAATCTGGATAATCTTGAGCGCTGGTTTGCTTCACGGATGGATATAGGCAATCGCAATAACCAGCTGATCAAATATGCACTATGTCTCGTAGATGCTGGCTGGAAATTGCTCGATGTCAGAAACCAGGTGCATGGTTTTAATGGGAAATTATCCAATCCCATGACTGCCCAGGAAATCGATAGCACAATCATGGTGACTGTCGCTAAGAAGTATCAGAGCCAGAAACCCTGATATTACCCCCTCTCGTCGACATAAATGAGGGATTACTAAGGCGATGTAGACGGTAAGCCTTAGTGCTTTTTCTGGTTCAATTAAGGAAAAATCATGAGCGATATTAATGATCAATTAGTTCTTATCGGTGGCTACTCAGGCACCGGTAAGAGTGCAGCTCTGAGGAGTATCCGGAACCAGGATAGATGGATGTATCTCAATACCGAAGCTGGGAAGAGACTCCCTTTTCAAAATACATTCAAAACATTTAGAGTCTCTGACCCATATCAGATATACGAAGGCTTTGATCATGCCATCCTGAACCAGGATAAATGGGATGGCATAATCATAGATTCTGCCACATTCATGATGGATATGTATGAAAGCATGTACATCATAGATAATCCCAATACCCAGAAGGCATGGGGTCAGTTTGCCCAATTCTTCAAGGTGCTAATGCAAGACAAGGTCGTCAGATGGGGTAAGCCAACCATCGTTACAGCCCATCTCCTGGATACACTGGATGAAGTCAGGCATGAGATGAAAGTCTCGGTGCCCATCAAGGGATCACTTAAAAATAATGGTATCGAATCATATTTTTCTACAGTAGTATCAGCTAAGAAAATAACCATGCTGGAACTGGAAAAATATGGATCCGATCTCCTGGTTATCACTGACCAGGACAGGGAGCTTGGATATAAGCATGTGTTCCAGACTCGTCCAACCAAGGAAACCGTAGCCGAACGTATCCGCTCACCTATGGGTTTGTTTTCTCGGGAACAAACTTATATGGATAATGATGCTCAGCTCTTGCTGGATCATTTGGATAAGTTTTACCACGGTTAATTATCAACTCAGAAACAAGGAATGAAAATCCAATGACAAATATCTTTGGAAACCTCACCACGGAAGGCCTCGAGCAGTCTCAGGACCGCCTGGGTGGTTTCCGTGTGCTTGAGTCAGGCGCCTATACAGGCACCATTAAAGCAGCTTACGCAGGTAAGTCTCCTCACTCCAAGGCTCGATCAATCAGTGTTATTCTAGACACTGAAGGTGGCGAATATCGGGAAACTTTCTGGATCACTAATCGAGAAGATCAGAATTTCTTCCGTAACAAGCAGGACAACACCAAGAAGGTACCCTTGCCTGGATTCGTGATCGTCGAGGATCTCTGCCTTGTGACCTCCAATAAGCCACTCTCGGAGCAGACCACCGAGGACAAGGTCATGAACGTTTATGACCCAGAAGCCAAGAAGGAGATTCCTAAGTCGGTCCCCATGCTGGTCGAGCTGCTTGGCAAGAAGGTCACCTTCGGCATCCTCAAGGAGCTAAAGAACAAGCAGGTGAAGAACTCCTCGACGGGCGAGTACGAGGACACAGCCGAGTCCAGAGAGGAAAACGTCACGGATAAGGTATTTCATTATCCATCCAATCTTACGGTCGTAGAGGCCCGCCAGGGCACCACAGTGGCCACATTCTTCAACGCCTGGGTCGAGAAGAACAAGGGTGTCACCAGAGATCGTAGGACCAACAAGAGTGGAGCCGGTGGCAATGGAGGAGGGCAATCTGGCAAGCCAGGTCGTCCGAACACTCCTCCCAAGGCAGGAGAGACTACTCCGAAGACACCATCACTGTTCAACAGCTGAGTGTGAAGGCTCATGTTGAACCAGGCAGGACTGGTTCCTTCTTCACACCGGGGAACCATCCTGTCTGTGAATCTGCCAATCTATGTCAGATTAGGCAAGCGGACGAGCGATAGATTCAGTCTTAATCTGAATACCTATCGTAACGCCCATTTCCATACGCTGAATAAAGCCAAGGATCTATTTGAAAAAATAGTGTCTAAACGAATCGGACATTTACCTTTAATGGTTAAAACCGATCTGACCTATAGACTTTTCTTTGGTTCAAAGCGATGGATCGATATCTCAAATATCTGTTGTATCGTTGATAAATTCTTCTGTGACACCCTGGTTAATCAGAAGAAATTAATCGATGATAATATGGATGTCATATCCAATGTGACCTACCAATGGGGTGGGGTAGATACCCACGACCCAAGGATAGAAGTCACCCTCTCCAACATTCAAACAATCGAGGAACCAATGCAGATCATACTCAATCAGCGGGAAGTCGAGGATGCCATCCGAGACGCCGTACTACAACAGATCACCCTTCGAGAAGACCAGGAAATCGGTGTCCATTTCGAGGGCGTCAAGGACGGTAACCTCACTGTCAGTGTGGTGATTCGGAAGGCTGAGGACGAGGTGACCATTCCTAAAAAGATGCGAACCAAGAAGCCGATCCAGGTAGAGGAATCCATTCCTGAACCAGCCAAGGCTCACACTGTCCCCGAAGAAATGGGATCGCTGACACATCCAATCTTTGCACAACCTGGAGATCCTGCAACTCAGGTAGCTGCAGCTGTTCCAAGGATTTTCCCCGATATTAACACCTCTGCCCCTGTGCAAACTGGACCGGTAGCAACTGCATCAAAGTCTCTGTTCTCCAACCTGACAAAGCCGGTTCACGATCAGAAGCCTGAATAAAGTCTCATGGCTGCCATCAAAGCTGTGGTGATAGCCGCTATCATTACCGGGGCATTATTCCTGATTGTTATCTGGTTTGTCCCGTTAATGACTTTCTTAATAGTCTTTGGGGCAATTGCATTAATAACCTATGCAATCATCCACGAGAACGAACAAAAAGGACCACCTCAACAATGACTGAGGATCACTTGGAAAAAGGCATCGAAGAAGCCCTGAACCAGAAGATGGAAGAGCTTGGTCGGGAGGTCGGCAAACCAATCCAGATGCGTCGGAACGAGCCATCTACACAGGTGCTCGATTTCGACAAGCTCATGTCGATTGGAGAGCGTCTGCTTAAGCAGAAGATGGACGAGCATATGAAGGAGGTCAGTGTCTACGAGCTCCAACGTATTGAGCTGATTGACAGCTATCGTGTCCGAATGGAACGCCTCAAGATCGAAGCTGATGAGCAGCTACGGGGTCTCGAGCAGCTGCATAATACCAAGCTTGAGGCACTCGAAAAACTGATTAATAAATTAAGGACACTCAGGGAAGCATGACCAGCTGGGTCGTCACATCAAACGGCGCTCTAATACCCAGCTATGGAGCCAGTAATATGACTAGAATTCATCCTATAACTAAGGACAGACCGCGAGCCTTCACATCAGCTGAAAAAATGATCGAGGAAGTCCGCCAACAGATCTTCAAGTTCAAGGGTACCTACAAGGACATAGCCATAGCTACAGGTGTCAATCCATCAATGATCCAGAACCTGGCCAGAGGCAAGACCAGATGGCCTCGACCGACGACATTGTTTCCCTTATTGGTTACATTGGGTCTAAAAGTACAGCTGGTTAAAAAGCAGTTCTGAATCCATTAACCCAGGGATTAAGTGTCCAGCTATCGAATGCCATCTCAGGTCCAACCGAAGCACCAAGCCTTCCATTAATCAGGTTTGTCAGGAAGTTGCTATCCAGTGGCGAATCGATGCCGTTCAGACCTGGAATACCCATCATGACCAATGCCCTGAATGGATGATGTCGAAGCAGGTACACGCTCTCCTTCATGACACGCAGCTTGTAGTTGTAGAACCAGAGA